ACTCAACCGCCTGCTCCTCTGCAGCCGCAACAGCAGCCTTAAGAGATGCAATTTCATCCGCAGTCGTATCAACGACTGGGACTTCCTCAGACTTCTCCACAACGGGAGCCTCGTCCTCGGACTTTTCAACAACCGGCTCATCCTCTACCGGCGTAACCTCAGCCTCTACAGACTTAGCAGCTTCCTCAACCACAGGAGCTTCCTCAACCGCAGGCTCTTCTGCCTTTTCAACAATCGGCTCTTCCACAGCTACCTCTGCCTTCTCGGACGAAGCATCTTCATCCTTTTCCACAGCATCAACCGTAACAGCATCCTCTGACTTACCAGCAGGAGCATCAGTGTCCACCTGAACAGCGGGGTCAACTTGCATCGACTCGTTTGCCTCGTCCGTATCTACAGAAGCGGCCTTTGATACCTCAGGGCTTTCCTCTGCAGGAGATGTAGCAGCCTTTACGGCTTCTGCGATAAGACGTTTCACATCTTCTACGTTCATATTTGTCACCAACCCTTCACCTATATCCTCTGACTTAGACACGTCAGAGTTCGAGGTACCGTCTTGGCCCTCATTGTCCATCAGCGCTTGAACATCCGCAGAGTCAATGATAGATGATAGCTGGTCATGACAAGCTTTAATAGCACTCTTGCAGTCCTTAAGAGCAGCCAGAGTTACACTATTAATCTTACGACCAACTTTTTCAGCGCTTTCAAAACCTACATCCATCTCAGACTTTCCAGACTTTTGCCAAGCTTCGGGCAATTGAGATACAAAAGCAGGACCTTTTCTATACGCAATTTTGATTATATTAGCTTTTAGCTTGTCTGTCGAATAGTTATCCGACCCAGCCCTACCAATCGCCGCAGCAGCTGCCGCAACATCCGTAGGCTTAGAAATAGGGAACGAATGGTTAGCGCCCGCATAATCTTCCTCCGAAAGCTTGTCTAGCTCAGCCTGAGGAATCTTACGATATTCAGCGGTATCACCCTCAACATCAGGGGCGGTATTCTTAACAAGACCAAAAGCCTTCCCCAGCTTCTCCATGAGCCTTGGGCCATTAGGAGAAACGTCTTCTGCAGCTTCAAGGTCACTGTACTCTTTGCTTTTCAACGCAAAGAACTTGGCCTTTGGAACCGCAGGGTGGTCAACAACAGAGACAAAAGCAGCCACCCAGTCTTCTCCAAGGTCGGCCAGCAACGTCCGCTTAAACGCTGCATCATCCAAGACATCGTCCTCCGACTTGGTAGCCGACTCAAGATGAGCCTTCTTGATGCCCATTACCGAATACCCGGTCAGCTCGCCGGACTTCACACCCGCCCAAGCTTCTTCAGAAAGCTTAGACGCAAGAATCCACGTGCCAGCAGGAAGTTCCATCAGGTTTCCGTAAGCCTCTACCTTCATAGCCTCAGCAAGAATATAGGACTCCACCGGGACACCCGTGTTATTCAGAGTGTGCATCAAATCAACATTACGGTAAGACTCCATCCAACCATGAGCGGCGTCTTCAATCTTAGCAGACGTCAAAACCTCGCCATCAGAATCGGGCTCACCGGGAACCAACACCGCAGCGTAAGCGATACGCTGTTCATCAGCACTCTTCTTGACAATAGGACCCGCAAGCTCAAGCTCAGTAGTCTCCTGCTTTTCAACTAACTGGAGTTCCATGCCAAGCTCAGCCATACGCTTTGCCGCATACATCTCCTGCACTTCGACAGGTTGCCCAAAGACAACCGTGTCACCGCTAAGAACATACGTGGCTTCGTAAAGTAGTTCTGAGTTAACATCCTCGAAAACAACCGCATCCGGGAAAGTTCCCAAAACTACGGTGCAAAAACCGGGGTCGACCGGATTACCAAAACCGTCGAACACACCGGGACGGTCGAACTCACGCCATGCAGCGTACTGCACAACGTTCATCAAGCGCTCGTAGCTATCACCCTTAGCCCACGTCATTGCTCCTCCTTTCAAAAAACAATAGAAGCATCAGACGTAGAATCCGGTTACGATAGCGTGAATACTCGTGACCGTAGTCATGGCATTACCAGTGGCATCCATCAAGATAGCCTTATTTGCAGTAAGAGGAGTGCCAAGCTTAGTGACAACAACCGTACCGCCAGTCTTACCAACAACAGCGTTAGAAGCGAAGTCGGCAATAACGTGGCTCATCACCACAGCGTTGCTCGTCTCTTCCTTCAAACGGATGAGGGTACCAGCAGCCGGGTCAGCGCCAACAGCTTCCATCCACGCGTCAGTAGCAATAAAACGCTTGCCAGAAACAGCAGGAACAACGGCGGTCACACCAGCGTTAAGCTGTGTGAGAGTAACAACCTTCTCATAGACCTGAACTGCAGCCGCGCCCTCTGAAACAGCAGCGTCGATGTTAGCAGCAGACGAACTAATGGCGTGCAACTTCGCAAAGTCAGCCGCAATGCAGCCCTGACTATGAAGAGCGTCCATCTCGGCCTTCGTAGCCGTAGTAGTAACGGGATAAGCGTTATTAGCAGCAGCCGCCAACTCATCGAGAACCCTGTCAAGGCCCTTGAGGTTTCCGCCAGCATAACCAATTCTCTTAGGGATAACGATAGTCATAGTAGAACCTCCATTTAAGTAACGGCAGGAGCGACCCCACCGCCTATTACCCCAGCAACACTAAACAACATCAGCATTTATATGGTAACTGGTATTAAAAACATGTGCAATACATGTGACACACTTCACAAGTATAACTTATTTTACGGTAGTAATGTAGATTGTGTTGACGGACTTGCTATAGGTTGCCCAGTTGTGGTAGACGGAGCGGTAGCCGGGGCTCCCGCCGCAGCAGCCTGTGCTTGTTCCTCAGAGGCAGCTGCGACTGCCTGTGCGTCTGCAATCGCTTGTGCGTCTGCAGCAGCCTTTTCGTCCAACCTGAGTTGCTCCGCCCGGGCCGCTTCCACAGCAGCAATCATCGCCGGGTCATAACCAACCATTTCCATAGCAAGCTCAAGAGGAATACCAGCTTGAGTTAACGCTACAAGAGCGGCAGGAGCAGAAGCAGACGAATAGCGGGCAGTCATCGGAACATAATCAACAGGAGCATTAAAAACGTAATGTGCATCCATCGAAGGATGGTCAGAAACCTGTGCGCCAAAGCGTTGCCCAAACTTACGAATAAGTTCGTTAGGAGTTACCCCACCAACAGAAAACAACTCTTTGGCGATATCGATATCATGCTTTTCGTCAGTCGTATCAATCGGGGATAGTTCAAAATGCCAGTCGTAAGCCCCAAACATACCCCAGACGATAGACCGGTTTATCATCGTTTGAATAACTTCCTGACGAGGACCAATAACAGAAGTTTTATAAATTTCCGTGGACACTTCTGCGGTAGACCCAGACAGGGCACCAATCTCATTGATGCCCAAACGATTTAGAGGAACTCCGTGAGCTGCGATTACCTCATCACGGTTATCCATTCTATAGAGCCGGAACGAAGCCTCACGGACCTCTTTCGCCAGCGGAACAAATTCTATTTTAACGTCCCCTTCGGCGTCTGCTACAGAAGGAAGAGAAAGAATAAGCACAGAGTGAGGGTTTCTAGCAATCTCGTCAAAGTGCCCTTCAATCTCACGCTCAAGCGGAGTTTTACCGGTAGGGTCAGGAAGTCCGTCTTGGTCTACAGGCTCCCCGGGGTCAAAGTTCCCAGTGATAAACACCGCATAGGCAGGAACTCCAAAATTGTCAAAGAAGCTGATGTTGTAATCACGGCGAGAAAGGTCTCCTTGCATAGCCCCAACAGCAGGCATGATGTCCGGAAGTCCGTAGTAAGAAGAACGCGGAGAGTAGTTAGTCCAAAAAATAAGCTCTGTAGCACGCTGCGCAAGCGGCATGGTACCCAGAGGCATCTCCTCTCCAGTGTCCATGTCAACGTCCATCTCATACCCAATACGCTTAAACCAGCGTTTCTTTGCCCTGACAATCTGAGCGTATTTATTTTTCTGCCGATGAACCCTCAAGTCTGGAGACGGAACATGCACAAGCTGCGCAAACTCCCCTTCAACATCTTGGTTTACTCGTGTGACCTCGATAGCCCCATAAGAAATCGTTTCCCAATCTGTGCAAGCCCTGTCCAGAACCTCAAGAATAGACATGGGCATGTCTTTAAACACATCTATGATATGCTGCCGCAACTTAAGCGAAGCGGCACTCGGGGATTCAACAGTAGACTTCAAATCCCACCCAAGTCCTGCCGTATCACGAGCCTTGGTTTTAACACAACGCATGTGATAAGTATTTAGCTCTAGCAGGTTAGTCAAAGCGTAAGGGTTGTACAAAGGCTCTACAAGGTCCAGTCCCCTGTAGTATGAAGCAAAGGCATCGACCTGCGGCATCGCTTTTGACTTAGACGCTACAGAATATCCGTCAAGAACTTCCTGCCGAATAGCTTTTCCTCCGTTTGTAACGTAGCAAAAAGGACGCCTAGAAGTATTCGTTTTAGTGACAATGTCGGCCATTTACTTTCTCCTCGTAGAAACCACTCGCAGACTAGACCTGTTACCACCCTTTTCAGGGATACATTCGTTAAACGCCAAAAGCCAAGCATCAGCCCGGTCAGGGCTCCTGCCCAATCTCCCAACCTTACGCATCTCATCCTTAGGCTGCACATGACGTTGCCCCTTACTCGTTATCGTATAAGTAGGAGCAACAAACTCTTGAACTGCCTCTGGAGACATACCGTTTGTAGATATCTTACCACCATGCAGGTCTTCGCGAAAGTGCCACCAGAGTTCGTCACGCTGGTTAACAAACTTTTTTGGCTCTTTAGGCTTACCCGCAACGTTAACCCCTATTACTTGTATGTGTGCGGGAAAACCACCTGCGGCTTGAAGTTCGTGTAAACGGTCCACAGGGCCAGCCCCAATACCGATAACATCCAGCTTTATCTTGTGCACCCGATGAGCCTCTACTTTTGTAGCCACGATTTCCTGTACAGCCCCAACTATAGCCATAGTTGTCTTTTGGCGTAGTATTTTCTCAAAGAGTGGTTGTCTCCCAGCTCGGACGGCTATAACAGTCTCATCAGCCCCGAATCGAGCCACGTCAATCCCAATTTCAATATGAGCACCTTTAGCGTCGTCAGGAAAATCTTGGTCTCCAATATCAATGTAAGACACCGGTATGACTTTATCTGACTCATCCCCAGTGGGGAAGTTAGCGTCAATCTTTGTACTCACAAGAAGAGAATCCTCTCCCCACGCCGCCATACGCTCTGCTGCCCACTCGGGAGTAACCAGATAAGGGCGAGGGAGAACTCGGTTACCAATCTTCTCTTTCCATTTACCACTAATAATGTCATCACGAGTAATGCCGAAATATGTGAAATTTGGTGTATCAAAAACAGAAATCTTAAAAGCCTTGTAAAGCGGATGATTCTGATGAGATTCCCAAAAGCGTCCTTCTCCACGGTTTGGGTTTCCAATAAGAAGCATGTGCGCATTACCAGAAGACATGAGACCTTCAAGAGAGTCGAAAATAGGGTCTGCCACACCAGAAGCCTCGTCTACAATAATGAGAATATTCGGAGAGTGGTAACCCTGCACCCGCTCCACGTTAAACTCGCTGGTGGCAAAACCTTCGGCAAACCAATCCGGAGCAAGTTCCAAACGCGTCTTCAACGGCTCACCCCCAAGGGGCCTAAGCTTTGTCCCGCGCCCATGCGCGGTTCTAATCTCAGACCAGAGAAGTGAGTACACCTGACGAGCAGTAGGTGCTGTGGTTATTATTTTTGAGGGTTTAAAAGCGTATAAGAAATTGAGAGAAATCTGCCCTGCAAGAAACGTTTTTCCCGGGCCGTGGCAAGCCACAACAGATGTATAACGGTTAGTAAAAACAGAGCTGGCAATGTCGACCTGCATTTTCCACAAATCAGCGCCTAGCAACCTGTCACAAAACCACCGGGGGTCAAGCTGTGCCCGTTTAACAAGAATTTCAGCCTGCGTTCTACTTACTGACATCAGGAATCCCCGGCTTCATCTAAAACAGACAAAACTGATAGCCAAGTATCTGTTGTAGACTTTACGTTATGAGTAGACTCTCCAAGAGCCAACCTACCTACGCGATGATAACGCTCAAGAATTCTAGAAATACGTTCTAGGTCATTCAAACGCATAATCACACCGTCAGCCTCATACAGCATTTGGGCTGCGCGGAAATGAGCCTCAACATGAGACAACCCAGCACGAGCTGCTTTTAGAACACGAGTGTCAAATTCAGCCGCCTGAGCGGACAGCTCTTCGATACGTTTTTCTTTCTTTGATTCCTCAAGCCGTTGTACATAGAGCTGCCGCTCTAGCCCCCAGTTACCCTCCGAAGATTTTATTGCAACCGTAGAAGGGGAAGTTCTATACTGAGAGGCCAGTTCTACATGAGTAGGAAAATACAGGCTTCCGTCTTCCTTTATCTGACCGCAAATATAGTTCTCTTTGATAGCCACCCAATCAACAGGGCTGCCACTAGGAACTTTTTCTAAGTACTCACCCATATAAAACTCCTACGAAAATACTATGATACACCTGTACAGACTACCACAAAAAGAAAAGCCTAGGGGATACCTAGGCTTTTGCTATACGTCTAAGATGACGTTGCTCTAACAACTCTCTTCTAAGCTGACAGGTGCTACACTCAAACTTAGTAGCCTCCAGCCCTCCCGGGAGATGCGCGCACTTATTTAACTGCCTTCCACAAACTACGCACACAAACTCCGCAGAACAACGGCTGTCGGGGAGTAGATGTTCAGGACAAGCTGTACATTCACGAATCTCCCCGTCACCCATCAGTCGAAAAGGGATTCTAGTAAAGTCACAGCATTGTAGATAGGTTGGGGAGTGGTGTTAGAAGGAGACCCCAGCTCAAGAAGCGCTTCGTTAGCTGTGAGCAAGTCTCTTTTCTTCTCTCTCGTCAGGTCTAAAACCATGCTCACCAACACGTCTATAAGAGCTTCTGCGCCATCAAGCTTAAACGAGGTGTCTCTCGAATCAAGCTCTGCCGACATAAACCACACCCAAGACTGAGGCGGCTCTCCTAATTCCTCTGGCCACGAAAGTACCATCAATCCTCCTTTAAAAGAAGTGCGCGACGCAAACGACTCTCACGAGAGGCCTGCGTCCACTTCTTACGAACACAATGAATACACACTGTTTCAAACCCTTTTGGGTCTGCAGACGAAGGTCTAAAATTTAACTCGTCACGAATCCACACCTTACCACATTCAGTACACCTGCGGAGACCGTCTTTTTCAATCTTAGATTCTTTTCTCTCACGCCTTTTTAAGTTAACGCAAGACTTGCACTGAGCCTCCAGCCTAGAATGCCTGCGTCTGAAGAACTCGGTAGTAGCAGGTTTCATATCCCCACAATTGGAACAAATCTTCATCTCTTCTGGAAAGTCAAGTGTTCCTAGAACAGGGCGAAACATGGTATGAGAGCCGCAGATATTATCGGGATTATACCTGCTTAGAGTATGAGAGCATCCGGGATAAGCACACTTTCTACCTACACCATACTCCTTACTTGGACGTCCGTGCTGAATCTTAGAGATGTTGTGCATCTACTTCTTCCATTCTTGTGTTGAAAAATAGGTCTTGTTAACACGAGCAAAGGCTCTCCAACTTTTATTTGGCCAGTACTGTGCCGCGTTGAAGCTTTCCCCCATCCCCGACAGAGCAAGCTTGGCAATAGTCGGAGAACGACTAATCCCATGCGCGCAGCGTACAAGAACATCCTTCCCACCCTCAGCCGCGTTAGTGACCTTACGAACCTTAGCGGTTACAGCAGAAAGAGAGATGTCTTTATAGGAGGCAGGACTTTCTGGGAGGTCCTGCACATCAACTAGAACTTTCCCGTCTGGTTGGTCATCCATGCCTCCGGTCCATACATGCGGTCCCCGCTTCCGTAAGTTATGAGTCGGGGTGTCGTCAGGAGTCTTGTTATTTTCATTCGCCATTACTACTCCTAACGCCAGCGCAGCTGCTGCAGCACAGCAGACACGTCTGATTTAGCAACTCCTGTCACAAACGGTACTGATGCCTGCTTCTGAGATGAAGTGCCATCCGAATACCACTGCCACTCACACGTGTCCCCATCTGCATAATTGCCTCCGGACCAACCCTCTTCTATCATTAGTCCAGTGAAATAAACCGGATGAGAAGCGCTTGCCTGTAAAGCAGAAAAAACCTGTATGACGTGAAGATTAGTGCAGTTTGGCAAGAGGCACTCTACATTATTCCACTGCCCTACAATGAAGTGCTCAGGGTCATCTAAAAACGCAGACGCCTCATTTAGCACACTTCCCTGAGAGTCTACATTTCTCACTCCAAACGTAGCTGTGGAAAACTCTTGTTCCGAATACACCTTAAGTGAAACCCGATGAACGTCTTCCGTAACCACGTAGTCCTGATAAAAATCCGCTGTGTACTTAGCGTCAACAGGTCCTGAAAGAGACGCCTTAAAACCTGTTAGAATAGGCACATCCCAAGTTTCCAAAGGAACAGGGATACCCTCGGATTCCCAGTCACTAACCCGTGAAATAGACGAATGTGGACCGTGCCACGTACCCACCGACGTCTGCGCCTTGGGATTAGTGCACAGGTTTTTACGGGGCTTCATGTCGTCACGAATAGAGTGTAAGCATTCATTCAGCACCTCCTGAAAACATACTCATAAGAGTAGCTTTATCCACCTTCTGAGAAGGTGTGGACACAGATGTAGACGAGCCTTTTCCTAGCGCTCTCGCCATCATCACATACATCAAATCAAGAACAGTCTTGTTG